GCATTTAAAACGTCGCAAATTGCAGCATTTTCTGGACCACAGGGCAAAGATTGGCGTTTAAAAGTCACGTGTAAAGAAATCTCAAACTTTTCTGGATTATTAGGACCATTAAAAAATACAGGTGGCGTTATATTTCCGCACACTCCTACAGTTACAGTTGGGTATCAGGCAAACTATGCAGCACAGAGATATACACATAGTAATTATCCAATGTATACATATGAAAGCAGTGAAGTTCAACCTATACAAATATCTGGAGAATTTACTGTACAAAACAGTGCAGAGGCAGCCTACGTATTAGCTTGTATTTATTTCTTTAGGGCAAGTACAAAAATGTTCTTTGGATCTTCAAAAAATGCAGGTGCTCCTCCCCCAATAGTCAGACTTACTGGATACGGAGATCAATATTTTCCGTCAGGTGGTGTTCCTTGTGCAGTAACCTCGTTTACTCACACTATGCCGCCTGATGTAGATTACATTAATACAGGGCAAACTCGAATGCCCGTAATTAGTACCATAACAGTAAATTTACAACCAATTTACAGTAAATCAACTTTGACAAAATTTGATTTAAGTAAATTTTCTACAGGTGGACAACTAGGAACAGGATTAATATAATGGCTGCAATATACTCAAAAACTAGTCCGTACTATACAACCTCTGTTACCGGTAATTTTTTAAATGTGTTGGCATACCGCCCTATCCCTAAAAATCCAATGGATATAAAATATACAATTGATTATGTTTATGAATTTAGGCCTGACATGTTAGCATCTGACCTATATGATAATTCAGGACTGTGGTGGGTATTTGCAATAAGAAATCCAAATGTAATTGCAGATCCAATATTTGATTTCTATGCTGGTCAGATTATATATCTTCCTAGTAAAGATACATTAATTTCATCATTGGGAATGTAAAATGGCTGACAACGGTGCTTATGCACGATATCTTGAAGCTCAAAGGCAACAAGCCATTAAAGATAACAAGGCTAAATTTTCAGCTGTATCTAAAGCAGAAGATGATAAAATAAAACTCCGTGGCGCCGGGTACGGCGATTTAAGTACCGGTGCTCAAATAAACAATAGAGCCAATGGCAAATTACTTAGATCGGGCGGATCCCCGGCAGTGGGCACATCGGGCAAAGTATCCGACCCGTATGCTGATAATAGAAAAAATGCAGGTAAAGGTGGGTATGACGAAGCAGGTGACCCAATTGACAATTATTCTTCTAATAGAAAAAATGCAGGTAAAAGTGGGTATGATGAAGCAGGCGACCCAGTTGATCCGTATGCAAAAGACCGTGCCAATGCTGGTCAGTCTGGATACGATGAAGCCGGTACAAAAATTAATAGTGACGGCACACCAGGCGGATCTCAAAAAGTAAATTCCAATGGGGAATCTAGTTCAAGCGACTCGGGCGGCGGTGGTGGTGGAAGTGGCAACCCACTGGATCAATACGCCAACTATACATATGGTTTAAGCCTGCATGTAATTAAACCCGAAGAATACGAGGGATTAAAGCCAGGGTACAATCCCGATGGAAAAGTTTTAATTGCCAGCGGTGGCCGGCAAGGTAGCGGATTTGGGCGTATTGCAGGATTCCAGTCTGATTTCTATTTTGATAATTTTAGGATGACTACAATAATAGGAATGAATCAACGCACTCGCGGCAGTAATGTAATAGATATGCAATTTACAGTACTAGAACCGTTTGGCATGACACTATTAGATAAGATACTTAAAGTAGCAGATCTACTTGGAGCAAAAAATTGGAACGAAATGCCGTTTGTAATGCAAATTGATTTCTTTGCTAATACCAACGATGATAGGTCTGTATTAATATCAGGGCATACAAAATATATTCCTATTAAATTAATTGAATGTAAAATATCAGCAACTTCAAATGGCGCAAGTTATCAATTCCATGGTATTCCATACAATCACGCTGCTTTTCAAACTAATTCTGTTTCTACCCCAGCCTTTAATGAAGTAACTGCCAAAACTGTTAAAGAATTTTTTAGCAGTGACAGTAAAGACAAAGGCAGCTATGCATTGGCATTAAATAATTATCAGAAAAAATTAGCGGCAGATGAAGCTAAGTATCAAGAATTTCCTGACATATATGAATTTAAGATTGATTCAGAAATAGGTGATGCTAAGATTGTATACGAAAAAAGAAATAACGTAAAATCTGCACCAATGGCAAGTAAATCAAATAAAACAGCCACAAAGGACGACGGAAAACGTGCCGCCGAAGGTGGATCTGCTGCACAATTGGATTTAGAATATCAAGCGATTCCTATCAACGCAGGAACTTCCATTATTGATGTAATCAGCCAAGTTATAAGAAATAGTAGTTATATGGCGGAACAAGTTGGTAAAGGTGGCGACGCCCTTATAAAATCTTGGAGGGTTATTCCTGAAATTAAAATATTAAAATTTGATAATTATAGAAAAATTTATCAGAAAAAATTTACTTATCATGTTAAAAAAGCTGATTATCATAATACAAAATATACAGATGCTCCAATGAAAATGCCAACAAAGATTTCTAGGAAATATAATTATTTGTATACTGGAAAAAATCAAGATGTATTGGATTTTGCTATAGATTTTAATGTGGTATTTTATACAGCAATGACTGCAAACAGAGATAAATTGAAAAAAGTTGAAGTTGATAAAGAAACCAAAAAAAATGAAAAAGATAAAGGTGTAAGTGCGTCGGCCAGCCCAAATAAATTAGATCCAAAACATGTAAAGACTGTTGCTACCCAAGCCGATGTAGCAACCTCTGCCCAAGGAGCAAACGATGCAAAAAATGTGTCATCGAATGATTTAGTTAGATCAATGTTCACCGATTCTCGTGGTGATATGATTAATATTAATTTAAAAATATCAGGGGATCCTGCATATATCAAACAAGATGATGTATTTTTTAAACCTTCTGCCAGTAACAATTCTGCAGGAACAATTGACCAGCACGGTAGTTTTTCCACGGACAACGGCGAGCTATTTGTTGAAGTTAATTTCAGAACTCCGTCGGACATAAATCCAAGTACTGATACGTATGATTTTAGCAATAGTGAAAAAACAGCGTTTAGTGGAACATATAGGGTAATGACAGTTGACAATGTTCTTGAAAGAGGACAATTCACTCAAACGTTGTCGTTGATTAAAGTTTTTCCAGCATAAGAGCAAATAAAAATGTCTAAAACAGATAGAAGAATAGGAAAAAAAGTACCTGACTATATACGCAGGGAAGATGCTGCGGGCGTAAGATTTGATTCGGGTCCGTATGTAGGAAAAATAAAAAACAACTACGATACTATTCGCCAAGGGAGACTTCAAGTATGGATTCCTGATTTAGGCGGTGGTGACGAAGACGATGTCTCAAATTGGCGAACCGTTAGCTATGCAAGTCCATTCTTTGGTTCTACGTATCAAGAACCCGACAATAAGAAAAATACATTTAAAGATGTAAGACATACTTACGGGTTCTGGTTTACACCACCAGATATAGACAATTTTGTTATGTGTACTTTTATTGCCGGAGATCCTCAACGCGGATTTTGGTTTGCATGTATACCATCGCAATTAGGGCAACATATGGTTCCTGCTATAGCAGGAACGAGTAGCTACGACACTGAGGGAATTACCAATAGTGCAGTGCAAAAAATGAACAAGCCGTCGGTGTTGCCGGTAGTTGAATTTAACGAAAACAAAGAACAGGATTGGACAGATTTCACTGGGCTAAAGAAGCCGTTACACGAAACACAAATTGAGATATTAATAACACAGGGTCTTGATAGGGACACAGATCGAGGAGTAGTAAGCAGCAGTAGCCAACGCGAGAGCCCTAGTAGGGTGTTTGGAATTAGTACCCCGGGGCAACCCGAATCGGGTGCTACTAAAGACGAATTTGTTTATACACGTAAAGGTGGACACACTTTAGTAATGGACGATGGTGATTTTAAAGACAAAAATAGAATATTTAGATTGCGATCGTCGGGCGGCCATCAAATTATAATGAATGACACCCAGGATATATTTTATATTGGTAACAGTAAGGGAACAGCCTGGGTTGAATTAACCGAAGCAGGAGCAGTTAATATCTTTAGTGACACAGATATAAACTTTAGAGCAAAAGGTGATTTTAATTTCCATGCTGATAAAGATTTTAAAATACATGTAGGTGGCAAATTTAGTTTATTTGCTAAAACATCTATCCAATCAGAATCTGAACTAATAACATCAACCTCTAGTGCAAAGACCACTATATTTGGTAACGGTGTTGAAATTGGCAGCGAGTCTACTATTGATATTAATCCTGCAGGAGCAGGTAGTTTCACATGTGGGCCCACATTAACAATGTCGGCGGGCACAATAAAATTAAATTCTGGTAGTGGCCCAACAGTATCAAAACCTGACAAGATTACAGTCAACGATGTAAATGAAGCCGAACTTGACGGAAGTGGACAATGGCAAACTAAAGCAGCCGCATTAAAAAGCATTGCAAGTGTTGTTCCAACGCACGAGCCGTGGCCTCGCAAAGGTGGAAAACCAAATGCAGCAGCTAGCGGCGCATCAAGTGCAGCAGGCGGTGGTAGTAGCAGCACCAGTGGAGGTGGCAACACTGGCGGCAACACTGGCAGCGGCAACTCCACATTAAATTCAGGTACAGGTGGTGCAGCTACAGATGGTAAAGGAAATCCGGCTGTTAGTGGCCAGTCGGGCGACGGCGGCGGCCCTAATGCCGCAGCGTCACAAAGTGTTAAAAATCCAGCATCAAAATCGTCTATGTACAATAAGGACAATCCAACTCCTACTACAGGGGTAGGCCCATTGGATCCTATAGATAAAAAAGCACTTAAAACACAAATAGCTCATAACGAAAGTGGCGGCAGGTATGATATAGTTGAAGCTAAGAGAGGCAACTATTTAGGAAAATATCAAATGGGCGCAGGTGCGTTAGTTGGCGAGGGATATATTAAACCTGATGCGTATGCTAAATATGGGTCATCCGCAGTTAATTATCCCTCAAGCTGGACCGGTAAAGGCGGAGTATCATCAAAAGAAGACTTTTTAAATAATCACGATGCACAGGAAAAATCAATGGATGGTCTACTAGATAAAAATTATTCCACGTTACAGAGAACTGGCGGAGTCAAACCCGGAGACAGTAAAGAAACTGTATCCGGTATGTTGGCAACAAGTCACCTATTGGGTGCAGGAGGTGCAACAACATGGCGTAAAACAGGTGGCGGCGCAGATGCCAATGGTACATCGGGTACCTCTTATTATAACATGGGCCGGTATGCATCTAATGTGCTAGCCAAACAAACTGCTTAAATACTATTATGACTACATACAAAGGATTCAGTACTTACAACAGAATGCGTAAATTTACGCTAACTGACTTTGACTTGATTAAGCAAGATTTATTTAATCATTTTTCAATTCGCAAAGGTGAAAAACTAATGAATCCAAAATTTGGGACAATTATTTGGGGTCTTTTATTTGAACCAATGTCCCCGGATATTAAAGCATTAGTGTCCCAAGACGTTAAAGAAATCATTGACTACGATCCAAGAATTTCGGCTGATAGAATATCAGTGACTGAATTTGAACACGGGATTCAGATCAATTTGAATATACGTTATGTATTAACGAATCAAACTGGAACAATGGCGTTAAAATTTAGTAGAGCTTCAAATCAATTAACTTATAGTTAACAACCCACTTTTATTACATAATAAATATATGAACAGAGTCTTATAACATGGCTATTATATCTCGACAAACCGGACTGCTCGCAGCAGAAAACTGGAAAAAAATCTATCAGACCTTCCGCGAGGCCGATTTTACTACCTACGACTTTGAAACTCTGCGCAAGAGTATGATTGATTATATCAAGCTATACTATCCTGAGGACTTTAACGATTTTACAGAAAGTAGTGAATTTGTTGCATTGATTGATTTAATAGCATTCATGGGGCAAAATTTAGCGTTTAGGACCGATTTAAATGCTCGAGAAAACTTTATTGACACTGCTGAACGCAGAGAAAGTATATTAAAACTAGCAAAATTGGTTAGCTACAACCCTAAAAGAAATGTACCGGCTAGTGGATATTTAAAAATTGAAAGTGTAAGCACTACCGAATCGCTATTTGATAGCAATGGATTTGATCTAAGTAATACTATTATTACTTGGAATGACCCAGCTAATGATAATTGGCTAGAACAATTTACTACCATTTTAAATGCATCGTTGGTTGGTAGCCAAATAATAGGAAAACCTGCTCATAGTCAAGTTATAAATGGAATTATGACTGACGAATACAGCATAAACAATATAACTACTGCGGTTCCTATTTTCAGATTTGAAGCAACAATTGAAGATACTACATCTTCATTTGAAGTGGTTAGCGGAACAAGTTTAGGAAAAACATATATATACGAAGCTGCGCCCGACTACGAAAAAGCGTTTAATGTTTTGTATAGATCTGACAACAACGGCAACTCCAGTAACAGTACAGGATTTTTCTTTTATTTCAAACAAGGCGAAATGTCTAGTTTTGATTTTAATATACCCGAGGCTGTGCCAAACAAAGTTGTTAGCATTGATATTAACAATATTAACAATACTGATGTATGGTTATATAAATTAAACACCGACGGTACAACGCAATCACTATGGTCGGCTGTTCCTTCTACTACTGGTATTAACATTATATACAACAAAGTTGAAGATAGAAATTTATATCAAATTGGTACAAGAACATCAGACCAAATTAACTTAACTTTTGGTGACGGATCATTCTCAAATGTGCCACAAGGCGACTTCAGATTATACTATAGAACTAGTAATGGATTAAATTATAAAATAACACCCAACGAGATGCGATCTATTGCTATATCTATTAGATATATTAGTAGAAAAAATAGGCCAGAAACAGTTACAATTCGTGCTAGTTTAAAATATACAGTAGTAAATGCAGTACCAACTGAGTCAACAGATGCAATAAGACAAAAAGCACCACAACAATATTATACGCAAAATCGTATGATAACCGGTGAAGACTATAACATATTGCCTTACACATCTTTCAGCAATATTATTAAAGCCAAGTCTATTAATAGAACTAGTAGCGGTTTAAGTAGGTATCTTGACATGTTAGATACAACTGGAAAGTACAGTAGCACTAATACATTTGGTCAAGATGGTGCAATTTACACTGAAAATTTCATAAACACATTTTCGTTTGGATTTGTATCTGCTAACGATGTTCGTAAAATTGTATATAATCAAATAATTAATAAAATTATTCCTGATAAAAGATCGTTGCATTACTATTATAAAAATTTAACAATTATTAATTCTGCTAATAGCTTAACACCGGCTACTGCTTTGGTTACAGGTAGACGTTATATCATTAATAAAGTTGGCGTCACCGACTTTACCCTATTAGGGGCTAGTAGGAATGCACCGGGCGTTAATTTTATAGCAACTGATCATGACACAAGAGATCCTAATTATTTTGCAACAACAGTTGGTCAAGCAATAGAGGCATCTATATCTTGGCATTTAAGTACGGTAGGAAGTAATAGCTCAAATGGATATTTCATTGGACCTGCGTTTACTCCTTTATCGGTTCGAGCATTGGGGTCTGTAGCAAAATACCTCAGAGCAGGTGCAATAATAAGATTTGTTGCTCCGAACGGTAGTTACTTCAATGCAGGAAATAACTTAATAACAGGAGCACCGGTTGGCCCTGAAGATAAACTTGAATTATATGCGGCTGTGGTTGATATCATTGGTGATGGTACAAATGATGGATTGGGTAATTTTACCAATGGTGCAGGGCCAGTATCATTGAACACTAAAATACCTACAGGGGCTATAATTAAATATATTGTGCCAGCATACAAAACTAATTTTGGAGCAGGATTTACAACCGCATTAGTTAATAATATAACATCTTATAAGAATTTTGCTATATTATATAATTCAACAATGCAAAATTGGCAATTAGCAAGCCCAACAGACATAACAAATGATAAATGGTCAATTAAATTTGATTACAGCAATGAAAATGGAACATATCTTGTTAGTTATAAAGGTATTAATTATATCTTCTATAGCCCAATGGAAACCACATTTTACTATGATCAAGCATTAAAAGTATATGATAGTAAAACAGCAAGTGTGATATACGATCATATAAAAATACTTGGAACGAATCCCGGGCCCGACTCACCAATGCCAATTGGAAAAACAGTTGTATGGGATGTTTTAGACAAAGTAACTAATTCGGATGGTACCATTGACAGTAGTAGAATATATATAACATATTCAGATTCTGACAATGACGGAGTTCCTGACGATCCAAACATATTTAACATAGTGGTTAATCCAGAAGTGAATCCAATAAGCAAATTGGTATTTTTTGAATTAACTACAAGTACAGGATATACAAAATACGTAAACTTGGATATATTAGATCTGTCAAGAGTTACTACGCAGTTCAATACAAGGTCACAAATTGTTGCCGTATCGGCATCTTACTCAGTGGGAGATATATTTTATGCGCCCGGCGATGATGCATTTTATTCAATTTTGCATTCAAAGACCGAAAACGCTAACTATGTTAGTGAAAGTTTAACAAAATACAAATATTTTACTGGCAGACAAAATCTGAATTATCAATATAGACATAATTCTCCTAATACACGTAGGATTGATCCTAGTGTTAGTAATATTATAGATATATATCTTCTAACATCTGCATACGACACCGACTATAGAGCATGGATCAACGATACATCAAATTCAATTAGTCAGCCGTCACCGCCTACTAGCACTGAGTTATCGTTATCGTTCTCAGGACTAAATGAAATTAAATCAATCAGCGACACTGTTGTATTTCAAAATGCAATATATAAACCTATTTTTGGATTAAAAGCTATTAATAATTTACAGGCAATATTTAAAGTTGTAAAAAATCCAAATTTGAATATCAGTGATGCAGATATCAAAGTGTCTGTTATTAATGCTATAAATGACTATTTTAGTATTGACAATTGGGACTTTGGTGAAACATTTTATTTCAGTGAATTGTCTGCCTATTTACATCAAATTTTAAGCCCTAACATTGCTAGTATTATTATTGTTCCAAGAGATAGTACAATTAAATTTGGTACTCTTTATCAAATTAATGCAGAGGCAAATGAAATTATTATTAGTGCTGCTACAGTTGAAAATGTCGAAATCATAAGCGCAGTTACGGCAATGCAATTAAATCAAGGCGTGTCCCTGACTTATTAAAATATTACAATAGGTAAACAATGGCAACTAGAAAGACACTAAATCTTCTTCCGAGTATATTTCAAACGGAAACCAATAAGAAATTTCTTGGTGCAACACTAGATCAATTGGTCAGCGAACCAGATATTTCCAAGTTCAATGGATTTATAGGAAGAAAGTTTTCACCGGTTAATAAACCTAGTGATAATTTTATCAACGAGCCTACAGTTAGCAGAGAAAATTATCAATTTGAACCGGCTGTTGTTATTAAAAATACTAGTAATGGTATTGACCTATATGCAGATTACCAAGACCTATTAGAAAAAGTTGCAAATCATGGCGGGATAACAGAAAATCATAATAGATTATTTGAATCAGAATATTATAGTTTTAATCCTAGAATTAATTTTGACAAATTTATTAACTATACCAGATATTTTTGGTTACCAACAGGTACCGATCCTGTAACAGTATCTGCAGGCACACCCGGCAATGATAGAACATTTGTCATTACTAGAAATGATCCAGGCGGTTATGCTACTATAAATCAAGACTCCACTCCAAATTCAACTATAACATTAGTACGTGGCGCAGTATATAAATTTAACGTCAACCAGCCCGGTGCCAAATTTTGGATTCAAACAGAAGTTGGTATAGATGGCTTTAAAGATTTTAATCAAACTATCTCTACTAGAGATATTATTGGCATTGAAAATAACGGTGCCGAATCCGGAACTATTACTTTTACTGTGCCAGACAAAGATTCGCAAGATTATTATTTTAAAATGCCATCATTGGGATTTATTGATTATGCTATTAGTGAACCGTTCTCTGCAATTGACGGTCAGTTTTGGGTAAACGGTAATAATGCAATGGATCAAATTGAAGGTTCAACTCGATATCCACAAGGTTATTATGTTGTTTTTACATCAACTAGTACAAATCCTGATAACTGGATTGATTATACGGGTAATCCAGTACCAATAGATAAACGACATGGTCTTTGGAAAATTACTATTAATCAAAATTCTAAAATACAAATGGAGTTTGTTAGAACAATACCGTTGGGGTATAAAATTAGAATTAATTATGGAGCAAATGCTGGTAAAGAATTCTTTAAAAATTCAGGAGATAATTTAGTACTATCTCCTCCAATTACTGCACCTTTATCAACATTGTTTTATCAAGACGAAAACAATGAATCTATAGTGGGAAAAATCAACATTGTTGATTTTCCGGGTAATGCAATTAATGTTAATTCGGATATATTGGGCAAGGTTACATACACTAGTCCTAACGGTGTAGTGTTTACCAATGGGTTAACAGTTGTTTTTGATAACACTGTATTTCCTAATTCGTATCGCAATTCAAAATATATCATTGAAGGTGTTGGAAAATCAATTAAATTAATTGATATAATATTATTAGAATCTGTTGAGAGCGTTGACACGAAATCTAGTGTGCCATTTGATCAAGAACCATTTGATACTCTTGGATTAGATCAACCAATAGCAAACAGTGTCGCTATACCCGACTATATTGTTATGAATAAATCAACAACAGATTTAAATGCATGGGCTCGCGGCAATAGATGGTTCCACGAAGATATAATTGCAAAAGCAGCTGAATATAATAAAACAACAGTAAAGATTGATCCAACTAAAAGAGCAAATAGACCAATCATCGAATTTGAAGAAGATTTACAATTATTTAATAGTGGAAAGAATTTTCTTGCTATAATAGATAGGGCCGACACTAATTTTGTAGGAACTGGCGAAAAAATATTAAATGCATACACTGATGTTAATGACAAATATGTCAATGATGCGTCTATTAGACGTTTAAATTATATAGAAAATCAAGTAGCTATTTTCCCCAATGATATTAGTAGTAATGTTAGAAATGCATTATTTAGAATTGAATTTAAAAATCAAACTACTGCAACATCATTTAATGGAGTTGGCACCGGATATGTTAACATACGTCAGGGATCAAATCGAGTTTATGAAAAAATATTAGATGGTAATAGAACAACATTCAGAGATCAATATATACCGGGTACATTGTTATATGCAGTGGATAATACGTATATTGGAAAAATAAAATCAATTTTTAGTAACAACGAAATGATTTTAGAGTCGCCTGCATTAGTGACTCGTAACGAAGTAGTTGTAAAATTTAATTATCCTAAAATTACTTTACGCAAAATAAAGACAGCAGTCAATAATGATTCGGTGGTTGTCAGGACTGGACTTAATCAAAAAAACACATTCTGGTTAAATTCAGGAGTCTGGGCATATGCACAATATAAAAAAGATGTTAACACTCCTATTAAATTTGATGTAGTTGATAAAGATGGCATTAGTTTATCTAGTCCATCTAAGTACACCGAAAGTAAATTTGCTGGAACAACTGTATTTTCTTATGACATAGGCAGTAGTATATCAGATCCTATACTTGGTATCAAATTGCGGTATACTGGCATAGGTAATTCAATATCAGATATCAATTTTGTAAATTCTTTTGAAACTGATACATTTACATATAAACCATATGATTATAAAACATTAAATATTTCGTCGATTGGGTATTTAAGTAAACGCACTGGAAGAAATACTTATAGCTTGCTCACTGTTTGGCAATCTATATCAGAGCCTACAAAACAATATCAACATATAGCAGATTTGTCCGATGGTACAACTAACTATTTTGAAATTGATATACTGCCCGGTGATATAGTAAATCAGCCAAACATAAAAGTTTTTGTTAATAATGTACTAATTAAAAATGAAGATTTTGTTATAGAAACGGTAGGGATCAGACATGCTGTTAATATATTAACTACAGTCCTTGACGGTGATAAGATTGATATATTAATTTATAATAAAAAATCAATTAGTGATCTTGGTTATTATCAAATTCCAAGTAACTTAGAATTTAATGCACAAAACTATGATATAACAAACGTAACACTAGGACAACTCAGAGGGCATTGGAATGCTATTGGAAAAAATACTATTGGATTAATTGGAAATCCTATTTCATCAAATAATCTACGTGATCTGAATACTAATGCACAAAATGGTTTAATTCTACAACACTCGGCGCCTACAATTTATGCATCGTTGTTTTTAATTGATCCGCATCTTAATTTTATTAATAGTATTGAATTTGCACGTAGTGATTATTCAAAATTTAAAAATAAGTTTTTAGAACTATGTGTAAACACACCGGGGCTTCCCCGTAATAATACACCAGCTGGTGTTGATATGATATTAAAAATTATCAACGGTGTAAAAAATCAAACATTTCCGTGGCATTATTC